CCACCGCGCACACGCGGCCGAAAAATCCGGGCCGGAAAATCCCCGGCCGGGCGGCCGGGATCCAAGGTTTCCGCGCATGACGCGCGCGGGCCGCGGACGTGATACGCGGAGATGATCGCGGACGCAATACACGCCAGGAGGAACACATGGGAACAGTCACCCGCATGGAGCTGCGGAAGATCTCCGAGCTCCACCCCTACGAACACAACGCCAAACTCCACCCACCGGAGCAGATCGAGAAGCTCCGCAGATCCTTCCGGGAGTTTGGCATGATCGTCCCCGTCGGCATCGACGGCCAGGACCGCGTGGTCTACGGACACGGGCGGCTGCTGGCAGCCCAGGCGGAAGGCTGGGCCGAGGTGCCGACCGTCACGATCACCGACCTGACCGAGGATCAGCGCCGGGCCTTCATCCATGCGGACAACCTGCTGGGCGAGACCGGCTACGACAAAGACATCCTCCGCAGCGAGGCGCAGGCCCTCCGGGCCGCCGGCTTCGACGTTACCTTGGTAGGCTTTGAGGCTGCCGGAATTAAGCTGGAAACCGTCGAGGCCCAGCTTGAGGACGTCACAGAGGCCGACGCCGGCGAAGTCCCGAAAGAGCCCAGGACAAAGCGCGGCGAGCTCTGGCAGCTCGGCGACCATGTTCTCATGTGCGGCGACAGCTCCAGAAAAGAGGACCTGTCGAAACTGTTAGACACGTCTACCCCCCCCAATTTGGTGTTCACGGACCCGCCCTACGGCGTGGCCATCGGAGACAAGAACAAAACGCTTAATGAAGATGCCTTCGGCAAAGGGGGAAGGTGTCAGATCAACATCGCGGGCGACACGCTGAGTCCGGAGGAACTTTACAAAGTTCTGGTCCAGGCGTTCACCAACCTGCGCGAGCTCTGCGCGGACGACTGCAGCTACTACGTCAGCAGTCCCCAGGGCGGCGAGCTCGGCCTAATGATGATGATGATGAAAGACGCGGGCCTCGCCGTCCGGCACATGCTGATCTGGGTGAAGAACTGCGCGACCTTCTCCCTAGGCCGTCTGGATTACGACTACCGGCACGAGCCGATCTTCTACACCTGGACCAAGTCGCACAAATGGTACGGCGACTACTGCAACACCGTCATCGACGACAGCAAGCCCATCGACAAGATGGACAAGGCCGAGCTGAAGGAACTGCTCCGGGCGAAGATGTACCCCAGCGAGCAAAGCGTGATCTACTGCGACAAGCCGAACGCCAGCCGGCTGCACCCGACCATGAAGCCGGTGAAACTGGTGGCGCGGTTCATCCTGAACAGCAGCGCCAAGGCGACACCGTGGCGGACATCTTCGGCGGCAGCGGCACCACGCTGATGGCGTGCGAGCAGCTGGGCCGGAAGTGCCGGATGATGGAGATGGACCCAGGCTACTGCGACGTGATCATCGCACGCTGGGAAGCGTTCACCGGCAGGAAGGCGGTCCGGATCGATGGCTAAGCCGATCAAGACGCCGCCGGTACCGGAGGCTCCGTCTTATCTGGCCGGAGCGCTTCGGGAACGATGGGACGAACTGGCCCCGATCTTCACCAGAATGGGGACGCTCTCCTATCTGGAGACATCAATCCTCGCGAAGTACATCGTGGCGGAGAATAACTACCTGCAGGCATCGAACCAGCTGCAGCGGGCAATGTCCTCCGCAGACGGCGAGGATGCGGCCAAGTGGATCGGCGTCCAGGATAAACTCCTGAAGCAGATCCTCACCCTGGGCGAGACGCTCGGGCTCACCGCCGAGAAGCGGAAAGCCATGGGCTGGACCCTTCCAGGATAAACTGCATTGTGCAAAATGACGAATACTGACAGAGACCGGAGCGCAGAGACGCCGGAGTCCATCACCGCAGCAGCGGAAGGGCTCTGGCGTTTTTCGTTTCCGGCGGAGGCGAGACATGATTAACCCATGTGACCGCAGATGTCCGGACCGGACACCGGAATGTAAGCCGACCTGCCCCAGACGGGCAGCCTGGCTGGAAAGCCTGCAGCCAATGCAGAAGGAACGCCAGCGGGAACGGATACTAGACGGCTACACCGTCGACGCACTGAATGACAACCGGCGGCGCTACGGATGGAAGAACGGGAGGCCTAAGCTGTGAGCGAGACGACGACCAAGGCCAAAGGCCGGACGAAGGAACAGATCTACCGTGAGCAGATGCAGGCGCTCGGGATCTATGAGGAGATCTTTGAGCCGGAGATCAAAACCCTGGCCCGCGTGGAGCGAGAGTACACCCGAGCCGAAAAGGCGTGGAGCGCCACGGCAGCGCCGGGCGGGAAGCCTTCCTTCCTGGATCCCCACTACGCGATCATCCAGCGCCTGCGGGCGGAGATCCTCCAGCACCGTGAAGCCCTGGGGCTCACCCCGAAGGCCCTGCGGAAGCTGACCGGCGCGGCCGGTGTCGAAGCGCCGGAACAGAAGGACCTGATCACCGCGAAACTCGACCGGATCGCCGAGCGCGTGTCCGGTTATGACCTTGCGCCTGGGAGCGACATCAGCAGCGCAGGCATCTGGATTCAGGGCGAAGACGGAATGGAAAGGGTCGGGTCTATCGATCCGAATCTCCTAGCGGATCCCTTCGCGGGGATCCCCGCGGCCGACGAAGCTGCCGCTATTTCCGACATGATGGACCGGCAGGACGCGGCGGAAGACATCAATGAACGCCTCGCCAAAGGCGTCTGGCCCGGCCCCAGAGGCGCAATCTGTCCTGCAGCGGATGGGCCATGGTACGCCGATGACTACGACCTGGCGGTGGCCGTGGCGGAGGATATGGGATGAGCGTCTCCCCTGCCCCGCACTTCCCCGCCGTCATGGACTACGCCAGGAAGACGGCGAAGGACCCGAACGTGGAAGAGATGCAGCAGCTGAGTGCGCGGCGCTTCCTCCAGGATCTCGACAGCAACAAGTGGGACTTCCGGCCGGCACTGCCGGAGTTTGTGATCGAGATCATCACGGGGCTCTTCAGCTTCTCCCAGGGCGAACGCATGGACGGCACTCCCCTGCGCGGTCAGCCGATGGAGCTGATGCCGTGGCACCTGTTCTGCATTTACAACGTCTGCGGCTTCTACCTCAAGAGGTCGCAGATCCGGCGCTTCACGGAGGCGGACTGGTTCGCCCCGCGCAAGACGGTCAAGACCACCGCCGGCGAGGGCCTGCAGACCGCCCTGGCGCTCTGGTACCGGAAGTCCGGCGCCAAGGCCAAGACGGTGGCCGGATCCCTGAAGCAGGGCATGGAGGGCTTCAACTGGCTGACGTACAACTTTAAGCGCCTCGGCCTGGTGGCGGACGGCAACCCGCGGAACGTGCCCCTGCAGATGCTCGACAGCAGCCTCGGGCACCGGATCTCCGGTGAGATCTGGGACGGGTTCATCGACCTGGAGACTCTGGCCTTCAAGCCGGAGCTCTTCGACTCGTTCAATGCCCAGTTCATCCACCTGGATGAGCTGGAGCTCTACAAGAACGACATCCCCTACACCCGGATGCGCGACTCCATGAAGGCCTTTACCAACAAACTCATCCTCTGCACCTTCACCGCCGGCGACGACGGCCTGGGCTTTGCGGCCCAGAAGAGGGACTACATGGAGAAGATCCTCCGCGGGACCGTCACCGGCGTGGACGCTGACCGGACGCACGTCTTCCTGGCGCAGGCGCCGGAAGAGCCGGACGGATCGATCGACTTCATGAATCCGGCGGTCCACCGTGCGGCGAACCCGGCCTACAACATCACGATCCGGCCGGAAGACATGATCGCCGCAGCGGAGCAGGCCAACGCACAGCCGAGGCTTCGGAAGGAGTTTCTCACCCGGTCCCTCAACCGGTTTGTGAGTTCGTTCAAGGCGTGGTTTGACGTGGAAGAGTTTCGCCGGTCAGACCGGCGCTACAGCTGGAGCCAGGAAGAGCTGACCAAACTGGTGCCCGCCTGGTTCGGCGGCGCGGACCTCTCGAAGCTCCACGACCTGACGGCCGCCTGCCTCGCGGGAGAGATCCCGGCGGCGAAGGCCGCGACAAAGGACTGGACCCCGCCGGAGGACGTGCTGGCGCTGGTGCCGCACTGCTGGTTCCCGATCACGGCGGCCACCGAGAAGGCCGACCAGGATCAGATCCCCCTCTTCGGCTGGCAGGAAGACGGATGGCTGGACATGCCGAACACCCCCAGCATGGACCCGTCGGAGCCGGTGAAGCAGTTCCAGGCCTGGAAGCGCTTCGGGTACCGGATCCGCGAGACCGGCCAGGACAAAAAGTTCGCCCGGCCCTTCATCACGGCCATGCGGAAGGCCGGCTTCCGGGTCAAGGATCAGCCCCAGCTCTACATGCAGAAGAGCGAGGGCTTCCGCTATATCGAGCACAAGGCCAAGATCGGCTGCCTCTACTACCTGCACGCGGAGCCCTTCGAGTACTGCGTCAGCAATGTGAAGGCTGTGGAAAAAACCGACGACGCGGTCCAGTACGAGAAGATCGCGGAGCGTGAGCGCATCGATGTGTTTGACGCCGCGGTCTTTGCGACGGTGAGGCTGCTGATCAGTACCGACCGCAGCAGCGCCGGCGCCGGATGGTTTGAGAACGAAGACGGGACGCCCCGGGAGGGCGAGACGACCGGCGGCGGACGCCGCCCAGGATGGAGGTCATAAATGAGAGTACAAGTGAGAGAAAGACGACTTCCCCAGGCGAGGGACAGACCGCGCCGCAGCGGCGGCACGGGACGGCAGATGACCGGGATCCCCGCAAAAGCAGACGGCAGCACAACGGTGCTGCAGGCTTCCGGATCCGGCGGCGGGGCGATGCTCTGGCTGACGGACCCGAAAGGCTTCGACAGTCTGGCCTGTGACGGCTATGTGAGACTGGCCGACTCCCCCGAGATCTCCGCAGCGGTCAACACGATCGCGCGGCTGGTGGGATCCATGACGATTCACCTCCGGAGGGCAAATGACCATGGCGATGAACGCGTGATCAACGACCTCAGCCGCGTGGTGGACATCACCCCGAACCGGTACCTGACCCGGTCGGCGCTCATCCAGTGGATTGTCCGGACGCTTTACCTGGACGGCCGCGGAAACTGCATCGTGCTCCCGATTACGGAACGCGGGCGCCTCCGGGAACTGATGCCGATCCCGTCGGCATACACGGCGCTCTATGCGACCTCTCTCTACGACTATCGCGTGGAGATCGCCGGCCGGGAGTATCTGCCGGAGAACCTGCTGCATTTTGCCATCAATCCGGGCAGCTTCTACCCGTGGAAGGGCGAAGGCTACACCGTGACCCTCTCCACCGTGGCCAACAGCCTGAAGCAGGCGGCAGCCACGGAGACCGGCTTCCTGCAGAGTAAGTGGAAGCCGTCGATCATCGTGAAGGTCGACGCCCTTGCGGATGAGTTCTCCACCAAAGCCGGCCGGAAGAAACTGCTGGAGGAATACGTCGAAGGCAGCGAGGCCGGTGAGCCCTGGCTCATTCCGGCGGAGAGCTTCGACGTGCAGAGCATCAAGCCCCTCACCCTCTCCGATCTGGCCCTGAAGGACTTTGTGGAACTGGACAAGAAAACCGTGGCCACGATCCTGGGGATCCCGGCGTTCATCCTGGGCGTCGGCGAGTTTAAGCGGGAAGAGTGGAACAACTTCATCAGCTCCACGATCATGCCGCTGGCCCAGATCATCGAACAGGAACTGACGAAGAAGCTGCTCACCGATCCGGACCTGTTCTTCCGGTTCAACAACCGGAGCCTGCTGAACTACAGTATGGACGAACTGATCAAAGCCGGCGCGGAGATGGTCGACCGCATGGCCATGCGCCGGAATGAGTGGCGCGACTGGATGGGCCTCGAATACGATCCGGAAATGGATGAGCTGCTGGCCCTGGAAAATTACATCCCGGCCGACCGGCTGGGCGATCAATCAAAACTCACCGGAGGTGAGACATGAGTAAAGAAATGAAACAGAAGGCCGTCAACATCAAGCGCAGCGCGTATGCCCTGGCCAGCGAGGACGGGAACAGCGCGACGCTCACGATGTACGGCGACATCTATGAGACCAGGCCGATCGACTGGTGGACCGGTGATCCGGTCGAGGGCGACTTCATCCTGCTGGATGAGTTTCTCCGGGACCTGGATGAGATCCAGCGCTGCCGGAGTCTCACGATCCGGATGAACAGCTACGGCGGCGACGCAAATGTCGCAAACGTCATCCACAACCGCCTGCGGGAACTGAGCCGCGGCGGGATGGCGCTCACCTGCATCGTGGACGGCGTGGCCATGAGCGGCGGCAGCCTGATCATGTGCGCCTGCGACCGGGTGGAGGTCAATCCTTCCAGCCTGATCATGATCCACAACTGCTGGGGCTACCTCTGGGGCGGCTACAATGCCGGACAGCTCCGGGAGCTGGCGGAGCAGTACGACGCCTGGGACAAGATGCAGGCGAGTATCTACGCCAGGAAGACCGGCCTGCCTGAGGCGGAGATTCTCGGCATGATGAGCGAGACCACCTACATGACCGGCACCGAGGCCGCGGCCAAGGGCTTCGCCGATGAAGTCATCGACGACGCGAATCCTCTGGCCATCGCCGCGAGCCAGGACGGCCGCGCGCTCTACATCGGAAACCGCACGGTGCATCTGGCGCCGGGCATGACGGCTCCGGAGAGTCTCCAAAAAACGGAGGCGCCGGAAGTATGGCGCGAGCGGATGCTCGCGAGACTGAGCCATAAGGAGGAATAACCATGGCACTGAGAGCTCTGGTCCTGCAGAACAGGATCAACACACTGCACGCCAGCCTGCAGGAGCTGCAGGCAAAGGACGCGGACTTCACCGCCCGCGAAGAGAGCCTGACGGCCGACATCATGGCCGCGCAGACCGAGGAAGAGCGCCAGGCCGTGGACGCGGCCGTGGGCGCCTATGACACCGAGCTTGCCGCGCATGAGAGCGCGAAAGCCGCAATCACCGCCGACATCCAGGCCGCCGAGACGGAACTGGCCGCGATCGAAGCGAAGCAGACCCCGCCCGCCCCGGCCGCAGCTGCGCCGGCAGCGGAGCACAACAATGAAAGGATTGATACTGTTATGATCCCTCAGACCTCTGTCCAGATCCGCCACCTTCCCCTCAGCCAGCGCGCGTTTGATGCGCTGCCGATGGAGACGCGGCAGGCCATCGTCGCCCGCGACGACGTGCAGACCTTCTTCGCCCAGCTGCGCAACTACGGCAAGGCGAACGCCTCCGTCACCGGCGCGGAGCTCACGATTCCGGTAATCCTGCTGGACCTCATCGCGGAGAACATGTTCCGCTATTCCAAGCTCATGAACCGCGTCCGGATCCGCAACGTCCGCGGCGAAGCCCGCCAGACCATCGCCGGCACGATTCCGGAGGCCGTCTGGACCGAGTGCTGCGGCGCGCTGAACGAGCTCACCTTCGCGTTCAACCAGATCTCCATGGGATGCTTCAGGGTCGCTGGCTTTGTCCTGATCTGCAACAGCCTGCTGGCCGACAGCGATCTGAACCTGGCCGCCGACCTGATCGAAATGATCAGCGAAGCCATTGGCAAAGCGAAGGACAAGGCGATCCTCTACGGCAAGGGCAGCGCGTTCAATATGCCGATGGGCGTCGTGACCCGTCTGGCCCAGACCGCGAAGCCGGACGGTTACCCGGCCAACGCTCCCGCCTGGGTTGACCTGCACACCAGCAACATCCTGAGCATCCAGGCGGACCTCACCGGCGCCGCCTTCTGGTCCGCCCTGCGCCTCGCCACCGCGAACACCTACACCGAGTACAGCCGGGGCGAGCTCTCCTGGTGCATGAACAGCAAGACCTATGCCGCGCTGGAAGCCAAGGCCATCGCCACCACCGTGACCGGCGAATGGGTCGCCATGATCGGCGGCCGCCTGCCGATCGTCTCCGGCGACATCGACGTCCTGGAGTTCATGCCGGACGGCGACATCGTGGGCGGCTACTTCGATCTGTACCTCTGGGCGCAGCGCGAAGGCGTCGAACTCGGCCAGGATGTGAACGGCTTCACGCTGCGCGTGAAGGACAACACTCTGTTCTGGGGTAAAGAGCGCGCCGACGGCCAGCCGGTTATCGCGGGCGCATTCGTCGCGATCAACATCAACGGCAGCGCTCCGGCGACCTCCATGACCTTCGCCGGCGACGTGGCGAACACCGTCGCAGGCATCATTCTTCCGGCTACCGCTTCCGTCGCTGCCGGCTCTTCCATTAAGCTCCCGGCGACCCTCCTCCCCTTCGGCGTAAAGAGTGACATCACCTGGACCAGCGGCACCACGGCCAAGGCCACCGTCGACGACAACGGCGTCGTCACTGGCGTGACCACCGGCACCAGCGTGATCACCGCCGCCGCAGCCGGCCAGAGCGCCACCTGCACGGTCACCGTGACCAGCGCATGATCTGAGACCTCGGAGGGCATCCCATGAGGACGATGATCGCGATCCCCTGCATGGACATGCTGCACGCTGACTTCTTCCGGTCCTGCGTGGGCCTGGAAGTCAGCGGCGAGGTCCAGTGGACCACGGCCCAGAACTCGCTGATCTACGACTCCAGGAACAAACTGGCCGAGATCGCCATCGACGGCGACTTCGACCGGATCCTCTGGCTGGACAGCGACATGATCTTCGACCGGTACCTGTTCCGGAGGCTCTCCGAGCACCTGGACCATGGCCGGGAGATGATCTCCGGGCTGTACTTCGGTCGGAAGCCTCCGATCCATCCGGTGATCTACAGCCGGCTGCGCCGGGATCCCATACCGACCGGCGGCTATGCCGCGGCGGCGGACAGCTTCGACGACTACGATCGGGACAGCCTGTTCGAGATCGCCGGCTGCGGTTTCGGCGCCGTCATGATGACGGTGGACCTGATCAGGCAGATCCGGGACCGGTACGGCCCGCCCTTCTCCCCGACGCTCGGCTTCGGGGAGGATCTGGCCTTCTGCCTGCGGGCTGCCTGGCTGGAGAAGACGATCTGGTGCGATTCCAGCATCAAGCTGGGCCATGTGGGGACCGCGGTCTACGACGAAACACTCTGGAGGAAGCTCCAGGGCATCACAGACTAAAAGAAAGGGGCGATCAGATGGACATGGAGCAGCTGCTCAGCGGTCTGAAGATCGATCTGAGGATCCGGTCGCAGGTCTACGACGGACGCCTCCGGGACCAGCTCCAGACGGCGCAGGAACGTCTCGCGGCCGAGGGGATCACCCTGGAGAACACGACGGCGGACCGGGACCTGGTGATCATGTACGCCGCCTGGCTCTGGCGCAGCCGGATCGACGGCGCGCCGATGCCGCGGATGCTGGTCATCGCCCGGAATAACCGCCTCTTCGGCCAGAAAGCCAGGACGGAGGCGAGCACATGAGCCCGACCTCAACGCTGCATACGCCGTGGTCGGATGAGATCACGCTCATCTGGGTGGAAGAGCCGCAGGCGGCCTCCGGCTTCAGCGGCGCGATCGAGCACCGCAGCGAGCCGCCTCTCATGTGCGACTGGGAGGAAGGGGTCAGCCAGTCGGAATTCTACCGGTCCATGAAGGCCGGCGTGCAGGCCAGCGCGCAGGCGGAGGTCAGCACGGTGGACTACCTGGACTTCTGGCCGGCCGGATACTCCGGCTACCGCCTGGCGGAGTTCAACGGGCGGCGGTACCGGATCCTCCGGAGCTTCCCCCAGACCTTCGATTCTCTCACGCTGATCCTCACGGAGGTGATGAGATGAGCGAGACGACGCTGCAGGAGGCCTGCGTGGCCGAAGCGATCCAGACGGCCCTCTCGCCCCTCTTCCCCGGCGCGGTGTTCCCGCATGTTTACAAAGGCCCCCTGACTGAGTACATCGTCTGGAACTACAACGTCGTGGGCGAGGTGTGGGCGGAAGACGTGCCGCACGCTGCGCGCTACCTTGTGCAGGTGCACTTTTACCTTCCGCACGGGAAAGACCCCAGGAAGGCCATTCTGGCCCTCACGCGGGCTCTCTTCGATGAGGGCTTCACCTGGCCCATCCCGACGGACGCCACGGACAGCGACGGCCAGCACTGGGTGCTGGAATGTGAGTGGACGGACGGGGGCGCGTACTATGGCTACGCTTGAGCTGCAGGGCTTCGAGGATCTGGAGGACGCCTTCCGGCGGATCTCGGAGATCCCCTTTGACGTGACGGCCGAGGCCCTGGACAAGATGGCCGACGTGGCCGCGGAGAAGATCCGCAGCACCGGCGAGGCCATGGGCGTCCGGGATCCGGAGAGCGACACCCACATCCTGGACAAGATCAAGCCCAGGAAGGCCAAGAAGACCGAGTACGGCGGCTACGAGATGATCAGCTTCACCGGTACCCGCACGCGCAGCGGCAGAAGGACCCGGAACGCGGAGATCGCGTTCATCAATGAGTACGGAAAGCAGGGCCAGCCGGCCCGGCCGTTTATCGGGACCGCGATGAACCGCGGCGCCGATCAGATCCAGGATCAGGCCGAGAAGGTCATCGGAGACTGGATCGAGCATACTTTCAACCAATAAAGGAGGGCATGACATGCCTCAGTTCGGACTGCGCGGCATCTATGCTGCGAAATACATCAACAACGGCGGCGTCGTCAGCCATGAGAACATCCAGCACGTCGGCGACGCCATGACGGTCAACATCGAGCTCCGGTCCGCAGAGGGCCGGCTCTATGCCGAAGACATGCTCGCCGAGTATATGCGCAAGGCGACCGGCGGCACCATCTCCATCGGCGTGAAGTACATCAAGCAGGCGGCGCAGATGCTGCTCTTCAACAGCCGCACCAAGTCGCGCGAGATCTCCTACACGCCGGCAGGAGCCAGCGCGCCCACCACGGCCACGGTCGAAGGCCTCGTGATCGGCGGCCAGGATGAGGGCCAGTATGTCAGCGTCGCGTTCTACGCGCCCGACATGATCGACGGCGAGAAGAAATACACCTGCGTCCTGCTGAACAAGGCGCTGTTCGGCCCGCCCAGCATGACCCTGCAGACCATGGGCGAGAGCATCCAATTCTCCACGCCGACGACGTCCGGGGAATTTCTCGCGGACGACACGCCGGAGCAGAACCTCTACGACATCGCCATCGTCGACAATGAGGCCATCGCGAGGGCCTGGATCCAGGCCGTGCTGGGCGGCGGGAACGCCGCGAACGCCGCCGCAGGCGGCAACGGGGGCGGATCCGGCACATGAGAGATCTCCGGCTCGAAGAAATCCCGTTTGACTTCGACGGGAAAACCTATATGCTCCGCTGCAATATGAACGTCCTGGCGGATGTCCAGGACGTCTACGGCGGACAGATCGGCACGGCGCTCGCCGGAGACAAGCCGACGCGCAGCGTGCTTGAGTTCCTCACGGCGATGCTCAACGACTACGCCGAGGAACAGGGCTGGCCGGAGCGCTACACCAGCCGGGAGGTCGGCCGGAAGTTCGCACCGGGCACGCTGCCGGTCGTGGAGATCATGGGCCTGGTCACCAGGTCCATCGCTCCCCCGCAGGAGGTGTCCGGAACGGACACCGAAAATCAGACGGCGGCAGACGCCGGCGAGGATCCCGGCGACTCGGGAAACTGAACGACCGGGCGGGTCAAGACCTCAGTCTTGACTTTGCCCGGTATCTTTCAATCTGGATGTTCGACTGCCGACAGGAGGAGCGGACATTCTGGCGGACCATGAACCCGGCCCGCCTTCAAGCGCTTTTTACAGCGTATTTCACCCCGAAGCACCGCGCCGCGGCGCAGAAGGACAAACCAGAGCCGCAGGAGCAGCGGAGCCTCGCGGCATTTTTCCTCGGAGGTGGTTAAGACATGGCAGGCCCCACCAGAAACGTCGGCGCGAAGGTCGTGCTGGACGGTGAAAAAGAGTATAAACAGGCCCTGCAGGAGCTGAACACCGGGAACCGCACGCTGGCTTCCGAGATGCGAAAGCTGCAGGCAGAATATAAAGGCAACACCGAGAGCACCGAGTACCTCACCAAGGCCGGGGAACTACTGGAGCGGCAACTCCTGCAGCAGCAGGACAAGGTCCAGAAGCTCCGGGAAGCCGTGGCCTACGCCGCGCAGGAATACGGCGAGGCCAGCGAGACGACACAGAAGTACATGCAGCAGCTCAACAACGCGGAGGCCGCGGAGTTTGAGCTGCAGCACGCGATCGAAGAGAACACCGAGGCCCTGAACGGCGAGAATGAGACCATGCTCGGCCTCGGCGACACCGTGGAGGAACTGGCCGACAAACTCGGGATCCGCATCCCGCGCGGCGCGAAGGACGCGCTCAACGGCATGGAGGGCCTCTCCGCCGGGACGGTGGCAGCCATGGCCGCGGCGGCAGCCGCGATCGCCGCGGTGGTGAAGGTCGTGATGGACCTCGGGAAGCTCACGCTGGACGTGGCGTCACAGGTGGACGACTACATCACCACCAGCGCGATCACCGGCGTCCCAACCGAGATGCTGCAGGCCTGGGACTATGCCGCGCCCCTGATCGACACGGACGCGGAGACCATCAAGGGCGCCATGACCAAGATCACCAAGGCCATGGGAGACGCCGCAGGCGGCAGCACGGAGGCGCAGGAGAAGTTCTCGGCACTGGGCGTCAGCATCGTCGATGAGACGACCGGCAACCTCCGGAGCGCAGAGGAAGTCTTCTACGACGTGGTGGACGCCCTCGGCCAGATGGACGCAGGCGCGCAGCGTGATGCCATCGCCATGGAGCTCATGGGCAAGAGCGCCCAGGAGCTCAACCCGCTGATCAACGCGGGCAGCAAGGCGCTGAAGCAGTACGGCGCAGAAGCGGAGGCGGCCGGATACATCCTGGACGAATACCAGATCGCCAGACTCGGCGCGGTGGACGACGCCTACCAGAAACTTCAGCTCACAATCGAGGCCAACCGGAAGCAGCTGGCCGCGGACTTCGCGCCGGCGGCCCAGTCGGCCATGGAGCTGTTCTCCGACGTCGTCCGGAAGGCCGGCGAGATGCTGGAGCGCTCCGGACTGATCACCAACCTCGCGAGCATCATCCAGAGCCTGATCGACATCCTGCGGACCGGAGGCGAGATCCTCACGGGGCTCCCGGGCTTTAACACCGCGCTGGACGCCCTGCGGGTCACCCTCGGCGCCGTGGCGCAGTTCGTAGCCGTGATCGCGGACGCAGCGGACCTGATCAAGAGCATTCTCACGCTGGACTTCACCGGCGCCAAGAACGCACTCGGCTTCGGCTACGGCTCCGGGAACGCGAACAACTACCAGCGGACGCGGATGCAGCAGGACGGAACATGGGACCAGTACGCGGAGTTTTATGGCTACAACGCCGGCGGCACGGAGAACTGGCGCGGGGGCCTGACCTGGGTCGGCGAGGCCGGTCCGGAGCTGGTGAGCCTGCCGCAGGGCTCGCAGATCATGAGCAGCCAGGAGAGCCAGCAGCTGGGCGGCGACACCTTCTACATCACCATCGACGCTGCCAGCGTAAAAGAGTTTAACGACATCGTGGAAATGGCCAGGAGCGCCCGGGTCCGCAACAGAATGAGGTGAGCAGATGGCAAGAACGACTTTAAACCTGCCCTTTTCCAAAATGGCCTATATCTCAGAAGCGTCCGCGGATGAGCACTACACCCTCGACAGCCGCACATGGTACAGCATCAGCGGGAGAACACTCTCGACGCAGAACATCCCGCATCGCGAGATGCTGTTCGGTCTCGAAGAATTCCCGGCCAGCCTGAAGCGGAACAAGCTCTACGGCATCCAGTTTGTCATTTACGCCGACGTTCCGGAGTTTGAGTACTGCACCATCTATGCAAACTATCAGGACTTCGACGCAGACACCGTCACCTACGAAACGCGGCCCACCTTGTCCAATGTCGCCGCCGCGGGCCGGTTCTTTGTCGACGACACAAAAGCCGACATCGTTGTGCCGAAGGAAATCGCCACCGCGTATGACAAGTCAGTGGCCGAGGACGCCTACGGGGCATTGAGATGGGGATCGCTCCGCATCGTAAACAATTCCGGAACCGGCGCGTTTAAAATGCGCACGGTTCTCTCCGGCGGCTCATCCCCCTACGCGATCGTAACCTATGACAGCACGGTTAAGGTCACGAGCGAGATCGTCTACCGCGCCGGTCCGAAGACCGGCTACTATAACCCGCGCGAGGCCGCAGAGTTTGCCTGGGCATACGCAAAGGCCGACAGCGATGCATACTGCGCGAGCCCATACTGGACGCAGAGCGATGCGACGTTCTTCTGGAAATCGTCCGCAGAGTCGACCTATCACGAAATCTCCGCCGGCACATCCGTAAAACTGACAATCCCGGCGAACACGTTTCCCGTCAATGAGTCGATTTCCTGGTATGTCACAGGCACCGACGACGACGGCACGACGAGCTCAACCCCGGTCTACACCTTCAGCACCACCGCGGGCGAGGCATCGGCGTCTCCGGTTTCCCCGGACGGGAGTATCGAGGACGGCAGCGCACCGATCACGCTCGCATGGAACCTGAGCAGCACGGACGGGCAGTCCCCCACCCGCGTGGAGGGGCAATGGCGCCAGCAGGGCGAAGCATCCTGGACTCCGCTGTTCGACCTCGAGCCGGCGGCGGAATCCTTTGAAGCTGCAGCCGGGACATTCACAGCCGGGCAAATCGACTGGCGTGTCCGCGCATACAACATCGACGACACCCCGGGAGAATGGGCCGATGCTTCCTTCGTGTGTCAGACGGCACCGTCTCCGGTCTCCGGACTGGCGGCCACAAACGTCCCCCTGACCACGGTCACCTGGCAGTCCAGCGGGCAGGAGGCCTACGAGATCAGCATTGACGGCAATGTGGTCCAGAAAGACTTCGGCGCCGTCACCAGCTGGCAGACAGACGAGCCACTCCAGGACGGAGAACATGAAATCAGGGTCCGCATCCAGGGCGCATACGGGCTGTGGAGTCAGCCGGCCAGTGTCTATGCGGACATCAGCAACACCCCGGAGACGACGATTGCCCTGTCTGCCATGTTCGGCATCGATGCCGTCCTCTCCGCGGAGCCCGGTCAGCTCAGCGGAAGCCCGCGCTTCCAGTGGTACCGGGACAACAAACGGATCGGAAGCACCTCGGCCGCAGTATTCAAAGACCGGTTTGTCCTTGGATCCCATCGCTATTATGTAGAGATCTGGCACGACTCCGGGAACTACAGCCGGAGCAACGAGGTAAGCGGCGAAATGTCCGTAAGAGGCACATGGATCGCGCGTTTCTCAGGCGGCGCATGGCTGGATATCACGCTGACGGACAGGGCGACAGATGTAAAACAGTACAGCCACAGGAGGACGGTCTCTTCCCAGCACGTCACCGGCGCCAGATTCCCCGTGCTGGAGCGGTCGACCTTCCAGGACTCCACAGGATCTTACAGCTGCGCCTTCCGGGACCAGGCTGCCGCTGATGCGCTGGAGGCAATGAAGGGCGAGACCGTCATCGTAAAGAGCCGCAGAGGGAAAACCGTGATCGGCTGCCTGGCGAATCTCACGGGACGGGATTACCTGTATTATACCGCGTACACCTTCAGCCTGGACCAGATCGAATGGGAGGACTTTGTGGCCTATGAGGACGATTGACTTCCGTTATGTCCTCATCCGGAACGGCGCAGATTACGGGGAGCTGAAGACGTTCTCCGGCGGTGAACCGACCATCCGGATGAATTCATCGGGCGAAATCAAGACCAGTCTGTCCGGTTCCTTCCTGGTGCCGGCTGAAGACTATGACCTGCTCCGGGATCAGATCCGCCCGGAGATGATCATCGACGGGGACACCCATCACCTCGGCCTCTTCCTCCCATCAGCCGTGGAAGAGATCACGGACGGCCCGGATCACTATCTGCAGGTTGAGGCCTTCGACCGATGCTGGCAGGTCCAGGACAGCCACCTGGAGAATCTCCTCCACATCGACGCGGGAACCGGCTACATGCAGGCGATCGAGGCGAGACTCGCCGATGCGGGGATCGCCCTGGTCTCCGCTTCGGAGTCTGCCGCGGTTCTGCCGGAGGACAGAGAATGGAACGTCGGAACCAGCAGGCTCACCATCATCAACGAACTGCTGGCCGAGATTAACTACAGCTCTCTCTGGTTTGATTCGGAGGGGCTGGCAGTACTGGAGCCGGCGGCAGTGCCAAGCGCAGGAAATATCCGGCACCGGATCCGGAGCGAAAACGCCAAGAGCCTCCTGCGCCCCGCCATGCAGAAGGCCGTGGACATTTACCGCACGCCTAACGTTTTTATCGCAGTATGCAGCAATCCGGACAAATCCGGCGCCATGCGAGCAGTCTCGGTCAATGACAACCCGCAGTCTCCCCTCTCCACCATACGCCGAGGCCGACGCATCAGCACGGTCATAAACGTGTCCAACATTGCGGACGCGGCGGAGCTTCAGGCCTACGCAGACCGCGCGCGGAACGAGAGTCTTGTCACCGGGGAAAAAATCGGCATCACGACAGGACTCCTGCCGGGGTTCGGCGTGAACGACGTCATCGGGATCGACTCCGGCGACCTCTTCGCGGTCGCTATCGACAGCGCGTGGACGATGACCCTCACGGTCGGCGGCGAAATGCAGCACACATTGGAGAAAGTGGTGATCAACCTTGGATGAACTCGATCTGATTGTCCAGGAGGAAAGCAATCCGGGGACGACGAATGAGATCGAACTGGCCACAGTGGTCTCGGTCGGCACCAACGGCGTCACTCTGATAATCGACGGAAACGAGGAGGCAGGCGCGAAAGAATACCGCGTCAACATCGGCCAGCAGCTGAAGCCGGGCGACCGTGTCAAAGTCAGCAGGATTTCCGGATCATATCTGGTGGACTACGTCATCGGTAGCCCCATGGCCCGCTATCCGATCCCGGCAGGAGGAACAGACGGGCAGGTCCTGACGAAAGACGGAACGAGCGACTACGCCGTAAAATGGGCAGATGCAGGCGGCGGAGCTGCGTCGGAGCTGGTGAAGGGCAACTACAAGCTCATCCTCAACTCTTCCGGCGTGCTCGCCGCGGAGAACTCATCCAGGAAAATCACGCTCGGCACGCAGACCGTCCCGTTTAACGGGTGTTATCTCGGCGGGGAAATCCGCCTCGGAACGTCAACATCGGACAAGATCGGGTTTTTCGGGCACGCGGTCGCATCGCGTCAGACTGTGTCAAGCACCGCCACCGTGGGAACTCTGATCACGGCGCTCAAGGCCTACGGGCTCATCGCATGAGGAGGCAGCATGAAACTGATTGAACTCGTGAACGCGAGGAACTCACTGCAGAAGCTGGTGGCACAGGATCTCCCGGTCCGCACCGCCTACGATCTTGTGAAACTGACAGACGAGTGCAACCGGCACCTCGGCTTCTATGGGGCAGAGCTCGCAAAGTTTGACCCGGCGAAGGATCCAAAGAGGCTGGCGGAGCTGGACGGCATGGAGATCGACGTCGGGACAGAAGAGAAGATCGTGATCCGCATGGACTGGGATCTGAAGCTATCAGCCGGAGATGTGAAGATGCTCATGCCGCTGGTAGACTTCCAGAATTAGCAGAACAGGAGGAACAGACATGGCTTTAAATGTGACCACGGCGGTGTTCGACGAAGGCTGCAACACCGCAACCGCGACCCCGTCCCTCGCCCAGTGGGACACGGAGCAGGTCCTGCAGATCTCAGGCATTGACCTGCCGGACAGCTACAAGGTCGAATTTTCGACCGTGTACACCAGGAACGCGATCCCGGCGATCGGCGACGCGTCCGGCGTCACGATCCCGAACGTGCTGCTGCAGCGCTCGGCGCCAATCACGGCTTACGTCGTGCTCTACGGCGAGAACGGGGGCCGGAACCGGGAATACTGGATCACGATCTACATCACGCCCGGGCAGCCGCCGGAGACTACGGACCCGGATCCGGAGCAGGAGGACATCATCGACCAGGCAATCGCAGCCCTCAACAACGGCGTGGCGAAGGCCGAGGCGGCGGCCGAGGCGATCCAGGACATGGGTGTCGACGCGGAGACTCTGCAGGCAGGCAGCGAGGCCAGCGTGGAGAAGGTCGTGGACCCGGAGACGGGTGCCGTCACGCTAAACTTCGGGATTCCGAAGGGCGACACCGGCGCGACCGGTCCGCAGGGGCCGCAGGGCGTGCAGGGCCCGAAGGGAGACACAGGTGCAACCGGCGCGACCGGCCCTCAGGGACCGCAGGGCCCGAAAGGTGACAAGGGCGACACGGGTGCAACCGGAGCAACCGGGGCCACAGGCGCAACCGGACCGCAGGGACCCAAAGGCGACACCGGCGCGACCGGTCCTCAGGGGCCGCAGGGGCCGAAGGGAGATGCGGGTGCATCCGATGCCGGCGAGGTCACTTATGACCCTACGGAGACCTATCAGAGCGGCACAGCGGGCGCAGCACTTAATGACTTAAGTCGCCATTTAAATGACGTAGAGAACGCTTTTGATAATGCAATCAAATCACGAAATATCATCAATGGCGTGCTTTCTGCGACGTTTGCTAATGTCGGCGGCACTTATAAAATAAACGCAAACGCAAATGAAAGAATTATTTATTTCCCCGTTGAGAGTGGGGAAAAGTACACCGTTGTCAAAGGAACGGTTATGTCTTCCGCACGCTTGGCATACAGCACAACCGTTCCAGAGATTGGTGGAACAGTAACGGGATATAGTGACTTCGCAAGCCAGACGTTGGATCACAACTCGTTCACGGCTTCACAAGATGGATATGCCTGTGTTCGGATCACATGGTCGGGGGATGTTGCGACCCCGGCACAAGTGTTGGAAGCGGCATATGCCTATGAGGGGGCATACAATTCAGCTATATTAAAGGCGTCTGTAGACATTGAGAATGCGCTTAATATTGACGGCATTTCGTGGTCTGAATCTGCCAGAAAACTCGGTTTTATTGATTCGGAGAACATTTCGTTTACAGAAAAAGCATATATAGCGACTGCTGGTGTTGGACAGCAGATAAACCTCACGCCTAATTCATTCAATGATACTGATTGTGCTGTAGTTGATGTCCTTAAAGGACAGCCGTTTTTGCTTTCTGGTACGCCGAGAGATAATACCGGGACACGGGCATTTTGTTGGGTTAACAGTGCAGGGACTGTTGTATATCGTTATGATGGCACAAGCGTTTTGAATGAGTATGAGATTTATGCTCCTGTTGACGGGAAACTTGTGATTAATTTCCTGCGCTCTGCTCCGTATGCAGTATATACGGGGATGAAAAATGTAATGCGGAAAGTCGGTGCAAATCTTGTTGATATTCAGAATTATACTTCTGAGCCTCTAACGTTTTTGCCTGACTATTTCGTGAATACGATGGCGTACAGACCTATCGGTGGTGAACTGGAAAAAGGATATATTTGTCTTCTGACAGATGATGGTGATGATGGGCTTGCCACATACACGATTCCAATGCTCATTGAAAAAGATGTGCCTTTCACGTTCGCGCTATTCAAAAACTCAGAAGTTTTCCAGACTCCAGCATACCAAACAACGGTTCTCGATGCCGTGAACAATCATGGGTGTGCTATAGCGCAACATAGTGGAGGTTATTGGGATGTTCTCACGGAAGAAGAACTGAATGCTTTTTTTGATGATGAAAAAGTATTTTTCGATTCTTTAAACGTCACTTTACAGGGCGCTGTTATTCCTGGACATAGAACCAACACACTTGTGAAAGCTGTTGCTGGCGGACGTTTTGGAGTTGTTCGTAGTGGTTACAATGGTCAAGCTCCAGATTTCAGTTACAATGATAGCATCCAAAATTATTACGATTTCTGGACTTCCGGTGCGAGAAGCAACGTATATGGTTTGTCTTCTTACAATATATCTGGTGCAACAGATGCGTACAACAAACAGGCTGTTGATTATGCGAAAGCTAACAACAAAATCCTTATCGGTTACTTCCATGAATTCGACCTTACGGATGAAAAGAAAGTGATAATCGAATCCATGATTGACTATGCGAAGCAACAGGGATTGACGTTCATTACTCTTGGTCAAATCCCGACCATTCGTTAAAGATCGTCACTTAAAGGCCTATTTAAGTGACAAACGCTTATCTCGCGAGGTCGTCATGATTTCGCGAGATAGGCACAAGAAAAGCAGGAGGATGCCGATATGCTATTAATCAGGATCATGGCATACCTTGCGGTCTTCTCGGCTGCGGGGATCTTGGTGATCGGCTGGATCGGAGGCAGGAAGCCATGACAGCGGACGATCTGGACCGATGGATCAATGACCTATTGGAGGGCAGCGCATGAGCAACTACCAGAGGATCTACAATCGGCTGCGGAAGGCCGGGATGACCGACGCCGTCGCGCTCGGTTTCTTGGGCAACTGGCAGCAGGAGTCCGGGTGCGAGCCGAACCGGCTCCAGAATGACTTCGGCCCGATGCGGATCGCGTCCCGAAACTACACAGCCAGGGCGATGTCCGGATCGATCTCCCGGCAGCAGTTCGGCACTGACCAGAAAGGCTACGGCCTCGCGCAGTGGACCTACGTCAATGACGCCAGGACGGACGGCCGGAAGTTCGACCTTTGGGACTTCTGGAAGCACTACGGCAAGGCCCTGGACGATCTGGATATGCAGATCGACTTCGCCCTCTGGGAGCTCATGAACGGGTACCGTGGCGTCCGGATCGCGCTCGAAGGCTGCACGGATCTGAAGACCGCGACGGAGATCATCTGCCGGCGCTACGAGCAGCCGGCGAACAATAACGTCGAAACGCGCTACGAGCTGGCGCGGCAGATTGAGAGACAGATCGACAAAAACCAATGGGACGCGGCCGAGAAGGCCGAGAAGGGAGGGCAGAACATGACAAAGGACACCGCGGTCAATATCGTCCTGGCCATCGCACGGAACGAGATCGGGTACCGCGAGAAGATCAGCGGCTCCGGGCTGGACGATCCCCAGGCCAACGCCGGCAGCGGGAACTATACCAAGTACGCACGGGACCTCGACCGGCTGGGGAATTTCTACAACACTCCGAAACAGGGGTTCATGTGGTGCGACGTCTTTGTCGACTGGTGCTTTGTGGCTGCCTTCGGGCCGAAGATCGGCCGGGAGATCATCTTTCAGCCTGTCGGATCGGCTGGCGCCGGGTGTTCGTTCTCTCTTTCCTACTACCAGCAGGCCGGGCACTTCCATCCGGGAGACCCGCAGCCGGGCGACCAGATCTTCTACACCTACCAGGCCGGCGAGATCAGCCACACCGGCATCGTGGAAACGGTCAGCGGCGGGACGGTGACGGTCATTGAGGGCAACACCAGCGACAGCGTCGGCCGCAGGACCTATCAGCTCGGCGACAGCCGGATCGCCGGCTACGGGACGCCGAACTGGGCCCTGGTTAATTCGGTGTCCACTCCGGACACCGGAAGCCAGGACGGCGCGGCTCAGGCTCCCGCGGCGGCTCAGTCTGATGAGGACAGTCATGTCCCCAGCAAGACCTGCGACGTTACGCTTCCGGAGCTTCGCCAGGGAGACACCGGCAAGCCGGTGGAGCGTCTGCAGACGCTGCTGATCGGCCGCGGCTACGACTGCGGCGGGAGGCGTTACGGAGGCCGGGAGCAGCCGGACGGTGAGTTCGGACCGGCCACGGAAGTGGCGGTCAAGGATCTGCAGCTGGCCGCGGGAATCAATCAGGACGGCGTGGTCGGATCGGACGAATGGTCCGCCCTGATAAATTCATGAGAAGGGAGCAGTGGCTATGAGTCACGAAGTGATCAGCATGATCCTGCAAATTCTGAGCTTGTTTACATCGTTCTGCGCGGCGGCCGCGATCATCGTCAAGCCGATCCGCGAGAAGCTGTTCGACACCAAGCGCACCCAGGAGGGGCAGCGATGTATGCTGCGGGCCGAGATGCTGTCGATCTATTACCGAGGCCAGGACGCCGGAGGGAAACTGCGGCAGTACGATCTGCAGAACTTTGTCCTGCTGTATGCAGCATACAAGGCGCTGGACGGCAACAGCTTCATCGATCAGATCAACGAAAAAGTAAAAAATATGGAGGTAACCCAGTGAACGAAATCATGAACAACTACCTGCAGCAGATCGTCCTGCTGCTCATCCTGGCGCTGGCCGGTTGGCTGGGCGCTCAAGCGAAGAATCTGTACAAAAAGTACATCACGACCGAGATCAAGCAGAACGTCTGCCGGACCGTGGTGCGCTTTGTGGAACAGGTCTACCAGGATCTGCATGGGCCGGAGAAACTCGCCCAGGCGATGGCCAAGGCGTCGGAGATCCTCGAGGGCTACGGCATCACCATCTCAGAATCTGAGCTTGTGGCCATGATCGAGGCGGCCGTGAATGAGTTCAACGACGCTTTTGCCAAAGGGGCGGCGGGCTCCGGAAAACATGAGCCGGACGCCATCCCGGAGGCCGCGCCGCAGCCGGTCGCGGATCCCACGCCGGAAGAGGTCGGGACCCTCGGGGAGATCATCGCGGATCTCAAAGACACGGAATAACAGAAAGAGCGAAGCCCCGCACGGGATCCCGTGCGGGGCTTTGGGTCTTGACAACCAGCGGAGGAACTCTTAAAATAAGCCCGGTAGTTGTGAACAGTTTGAACCGGAAAACCGACACCACTACACCCGCATTACACTCAAAACCTCGAAACGCCCTGCGTTTCTTGCCTTTTTCACTGAATGGGGTTCAAGAGGCCGCTGGTTCAAATCCAGTCACTCGGACCAAAGAAGAAGCCCCGCAGTTGCTGAGAAGATCAACAACTGCGGGGCTTCTTTCGTTCTCCGGCACCTGCCGGGCGTCAAGATAAAAATGGCCTCGTGTGGCCTCGAATTTTCTCTTATTACACCCGGCACTACACTCTCAGATCTGGTCGATCACGGCCCGCAGATCTTCGATGGGGACGTCCTGGTACTCGCGCAGCTGCTCGGTGGATGTGTGGCCGATCAGGGCGAGTTTGTCGGCGTCGGATCCCTGGGCGCGCTTGAGGAGCGTCGCGAAGGTATGGCGGCAGGAGTGCGGCGTCAGACGGTGGCGGCCGACGTCGTCCACTGGGTTCGGGATCTTCAGGGCATCCAGCAGATCGTAGAAGCGGGACCGGTACTGCTCGATCGTCAGGGCGTCCCCGTAATCGCCGAAGACGGCGCCGCCGGCGGCGTCCAGGACGAAGCGGTCGACATAGCTCTGGATCTTCGGCGAGACGGGGACCGTCCTCCCCTGCCCTGCCGCCGTCTTGATGCCGCCGACGAAGCAGCGCCGGTCGGCGTCATAATCGGCGCAGGTGAGCGCCAGCAGCGCGGTGGGACGGAAGCCCAGGTAACAGTGGCAGAGGACCATGGCGGCCACGCTGTCCCCCGCCTCGGCCGTCTTTCGCACAAGCTCCAGCTCGGCGGCGGAAAGACCGGGCTTTTTGCTTCCGCCCTGTTCCGTGATCCGGAGGAACTGCGCGAGGTTCCGGTCCTTCGGGACGGCGTTGCGCGGGATCCCGTACTTGTACACCAGGCCGAGGACGGCGCGGGCGTTTTCCTTCGTCCGCTTCCCGGCTTCGGAATCATCCAGGCAGTCCTGCAGGTCGTCGACCTCAATGTCGGACATTTTCACAAACCACAGCGGCGAAAAGAGCCGGAAGCCGGCGTGGTAGCAGTTCATGGTGGCCCGGCTGCGCTGGTGGGTGGGCTCCCACTGCTCATAGAGCTCCTTCAGGGTGACGGCGGTCCCCTTCCTCTGGGTGGCGGTCCCCTTCCGGGGCCGACGGTCGGCGGCCGTCAGAAACGGAAGACCGGCCTCGGCGTCCCGCCGGGTGCGGAAACGGCGCTTCACGGTCTGGCGGCGCTTGTGGGGGACGGTCCCCTCCGGGGCGTCCTTCGGCAGCGGGTCGACGATCCAGCCGACCGTCTTCTCGGCGCACCATTTCCCGTCCGGGAGCCTATACACCGAGCCGAGGCCGTTCGCCCGGCTTTTCGGTTTCTTCGGCGGGAGCTGCTGCTTCTTCCCGCACCAGGGGCAGAAGGCCGCGCTCTCCGGGATCTCCCGGGCGCACTTACTGTTCCGGCAGATCATCAAAATACCACTGCTGGTTCGGGCTCTTCCGATCTATGACGAAAACGATGTCCGCGCGATAAATCGACCGCCCCTCATCGTTCGTGAACTGCTCAACGGACAGGTAGGACGTGCAGATCGTCTTCCCCTCGAAACGTCTGGCCAGAGACTTGTCGCTTCTTCGGATGTACCCGACGCAGCCGTAATCCGTCATGACCATGATGCCGGAATCTTCCCCGAGTTCCGGCTTCTCTTCTTCCAGCCATGCGGAAGTTTCCGCCTTTTCATTGAAAGAGATTTCAAGCAGGATTTTCTGCCTGTCGGTCTTATCGTCGTTCTGGAATGTTACACCGGCGACAGGGAAGGCTTCATGGACGTACCTTTCCTGAAATGCTTTTACAGCCGCCTCGCGTTCCTCCTGGGCAATCCGGGCCGCTTCGTCCCTGCGGCGCTGCTCCTGCCGTCTCTGCTCCGCCGCAGCGGCCTGCTCCTTCTTCACCGAGACGCGCAGCCGCCATGTGACGATGCCGAGAACGGCCGCGATGGCCAGCGTGCCGAAGCCGGTCCAGATGGACTCGGCGAACTGCGGCGAGCTCACCTGGGCAAGACCGCCGAGCAGGCAGATCACAAAGAGGGCCAGCGTCCAGGATGACAGTTTGCTTTTATTCATGACAACCTCCCCGGCGTCCGAAGGGACGCCGTAATTTTTTTACGGTTAAAAAGACCAGGGGAACAGCTTCACGAGACGGCCTTCTTTTCCCCTGATCCCGTGTCAACCTTCAGGCTTCGCCGGATGAGGTCCTGCAGATCAGGATCCGCAGCGCGGAAGGCTTCCAGAAGACGGGCTTCCTCATCCGTGAAAGTGGGCTTCCGGACCGTTGACCTGCAAAGCAGATAGTCCGCAGAACAGTCGAACAGATCGCAAAACCTGTTAATCAGAACGGGGTCAAGGCCGAGCTTTTCAGTCTCATATCTTGAGATGACGCTTTTCGCGGTGCTCATTCTGGCCGCCAGATCCTCCTGGGTCCACCCCATAGCAACCCGAAGTTCTCTCAGCCTGTTCATCAAATCACCGCCTGTTCATAATTGGTAAAAGTATACAATAACGAAAACGGGAATTACAGCAATGTTACCAAAATCGAAACTGATCAGCAGAAAACTCTTGACGAATTACCATTATCGAATTATTTTATTTATGCGGTTACTAATTTGGTAACCGCCTCGGAGCCTTCGCGCGACTGCAACGCCCGGAGGCAACGGGAAGCCACACAAGGCCATTTACAGAAAGGAGCGCATGAGAACAATGACAAACCAAAACGAGAGAACCACGCCCTCCGCAGCCGCGGAGGGCAAAGCCAACGGCGACCGCGATCGGGCGCAGGAGGCAGCCAGGAAGACGGCGGAGATCCGCCAGCGGCAGCGCAGCATGATGAACGCCATGCTCTGCTGCATGATCTGAAGGAGGCGCACATGAGCCTTTACCTTGACGGCGTGCCCTTCACGCCGGAAACCGGGAAGAGCTACCTGAACCTGAACGGCAAGAACTACCGATGCGTCGCCGGGTTGGAAGAAGACGAAACCTTCGGCACCGGCTGCGCCTGGTTTGTGAGCGAGGCCGGGTGGTACTTTAAGGCCATGCACTGCATGAGGTACCCGGACGGGTGCATCGACTGGGGCTACAGCGCGCACGGGCACTTTATCGACGAGGGGGCGGGAGCATGACGAAAGAGCAACTCGACCAGCTGGCCAAGGGCCTGCGGTTCTGCAGCAACTCAAAGGAGCCCTGCAGCAAATGCCCGTACTTCGGCGAGCTGGATCCGTTCGACTGTCAGACGAAGATCATGCACAAAGCCGCCGAGATCATCGAAGGGCTGGCGAAGGATGGCCTATAAGGATAAGGAGCAGCGCCGGGCCTACCAGCGGGAGTACTTACGCGGGTACCGGAAACTGCTCAAGCAGGCGCACCTCTGCATGAATTGCCATCAGCAGGACGATTTCACCCTGGGCGGTGCGATCTACTGCGAGGCCTGCAGAGAAAAGCGCCTGGTACAGAATAAGACGTACATCGCCAACAACCGCGAGACCATCGCGGAGAAGGCAAAGGCCAGAAGAGACGCGAGAAGGGCCGCCGGCCTCTGTACGACGTGCGGGAAGCCGGCATGGTCCGGCCACGTCACCTGCATCGACTGCTCAATCCGGGATCGGAACCGGCAGCTTGAAAAGAGGCGAAAAGCCGGGATCGTATCGAAGGACCACTTCCGGGAGGTCGGCCTTTGCGTCACCTGCGGGCAGCCGAGGGCCGACCGGATGAGAGCATGGGACGGCAGTCCGGTGATGCTTTGCGAACGGTGCTACCAGAACAACCTGAAGGCCTCCGAAGCAATGAGAGCTTCCTACCTGGAGAAACACGGTGAAACATGGGGACAGACAGAATACAACCGCTATCAAAAAAAGAACGCGTCAAGCTCTTCGGCGAAGTTTTCACGCCTGAGCCCACCGTAGTCGCGATGTGCGACATGCTGGAACTGGAGAACCCCAGATGCTTTGAGCCGGGGACAAGCTTCCTGGAACCGACCTGCGGGGACGGGGCCTTCGTGCTGGAGATCCTCCGGCGGAAGTTCGCCCGCTGCCGGTGCCGGAAAGACTACACCGTGGCGCTCCGAAGCCTTTACGCGATGGAGATCCAGGCGGACAACGTGGAGAAGACGATCGCCAGAGTGAAGGAGCTCTGCGGGGAGTTTTTCAGCCCGTCGAAGCAGGAGCTGCAGATCATCAAGGATCACGTCATCCAGGCCGACAGCCTCAAGGTGATGCGGATGATCGCCGACATGAACGAAAGAGAATCAGCCCCGCGGGCGGCTTTGTAGCCCGCACCACATGGGCGAGGCGGTCCAGGTCGGGAAAGACGGTACCCGGCCGGCCGGATCAGCACCGGCGTCGCTCACCACAGATCACGCGGAAGCGAATCCGGTTAACTCTTACGGCGAGAAGGAACCGGGGCGGCGGGATCCGCGCGATCTGACCGGCGGGAGGCATCCCGCACAACGCAAGGGCCTCGACGGTCCGGCGAACAGAGGCCCTCCGGCGGCGGCGCGTTTTTTCTTCGGTGTCCGCGCCGACCGTTCGGCCGGAAGCTCCGCCTATGCCGGGCCATTTAATAATACACCACCGAAGGACGTGAGAACATGGACCCAAAATCCGGAAATATCTACCGGAACGCGAGAATCACAGCAGGTCTGACCCAGGAACGCTGGGCCGAGTATCTGGGGATCAGCGCGGACAGCGTGAGAAAGTACGAAAACGGCGAGATGATGCCGGCGGAAGACGTTCTGCTTATGATGGCGGACGTCAGCGGGCTCAAGATCCTCCCCTACTGGCACCTGAGCCAGAAGAGCCGGATCGCCGGAGAGATCCTGCCGAAGCTGGAGGAGCCGCCGACGCTGCCGCAGGCGGTGCTGGCCCTGCTGATCGGCATCGAAAACTTCCAGGAGCGCGGGCTCCGGGATCTGATCCGGATCGCATCGGACGGCAAGATCAGCCAGGATGAGATCATCCCCTACGGCCAGGCCATGAAGGAGCTGACCGACCTGGTCCGGAGCGCCTACGCGGTAGGCTACTCGAAAGAATAAGCGCCCCGAGGGGCGCAGAAAGGAGCACACATGAGAACACTGCAAGAGATCGAAGCCTGCCCGAAGGAGATCCTGGTTCCGTCGGACGTGGCCGGGTACCTCGGCTGCGAACCGTACAGCATCAATAAAGCGGCGAAGGACGCGCCGGGGCTGCTGGGCTTCCCGGTCACCGTCATGGGGTCCTATGTGCGGATCCCGAAGGAGGGCTTCCTCCGGTGGGCCAGAGGCTTGAGCCGGGAGGCCGGGACGACATGAGTAATAAAAAATGCCCGGGCGTGACTGCAACACGCTCGGGCTGTAAGCCGAAAGGCTCACATGAGAACAGTGAGTATTGTATCACGAATCCGGAGACTTGTCAAATCAAACCGAGCAAAAGGAGACACAAGAGGATGAACCAGGAGAAGCCGGGCTACTGGGCGGTGATCCCGGCCAAGGTCCGATACGATGAGGACCTGCGGCCGAACGCCAAGCTGCTCTATGCCGAGATCACGGCGCTGAGCAATGCCGAGGGCTACTGCTGGGCCTCAAACGACCGGATGGCCGACTGGTACGGGATCTCGCCGAAGACGGTGGAGAGCCTGATCCGGCAGCTGGCCGCGAAGGGCTACATCACGGTGGAGCTGCTCCGGGACGACAAGAAAGCCATCACCGGCCGGCGGATCTGGATCGACCGGCCGGGGGATCCGGTACCCCCTATCCTCAAAAATGAGGATACCCCTCCCCTCAAAAATGAGGATACCCCTCCCCTCAAAAATGAGGATACCCCTCCCCTCAAAAATGAGGGGAAGAATAATACAAGTATTATTAATAATCCCCCTATAGCCCCCCAAGGGGGCCCGCGTGTGAAGAAGCCAAAGAAAAAGGGCCGGAAGAAGGAAAAACTCGCATGCGACTGGGAACCGGAGATCTTCGAGAGGTTCTGGAACGCGTACCCACGCGGCGAAGGCAAAGCCGCTGCGCGCTGGGCCTGGGATGAACTGAAGCCGGACCGCAAACTCATGATGGAGATGAGTGACGCGCTCACCCGCCAGAAGAAGACGGAGGAATGGCGTCGCGGGGTCGGTGTCCCCTGGGCAGTGCGCTGGCTGACGGAACGCCGGTGGGAGTGGTCGATCGGGGTCAAGCCCGAAGCCGACGACGAACCCAATCAGGAGAAAGAGGGTGACGACGGATGGCTCTGACCGGATGGACGGAGGCCCAGCGGGCCGTGATCGGCAGCCTGATGCTGGCGCCGGAGCTCACAGCCGGCGAGGTCTTCCAGACGGCGCGGCCCTCGCACTTCGGCGACGCTTCCCTGCGGCACATCTTCGAGGCGGCCCGCGGGCTCTGGGAAGCCGACAAGCCCATCGACCCGGTGACGGTAGCGGCGGCCTGCGGCACGGAGGACTACAGCAAGCTGATCGCCGCGTGTATGGATGCGACGCCCACGGCGGTCAACTGCCGGGCATGGCTGGAGATCTGCAGAAGCTCCGCGCGGATCGCGGCGCTGCAGACGGAGGCCATCAAGATTCTCGGCACGGACATCACCGAGGCCGGGGCCCTGGAGGCCTACGAGCGCATGGGCGAGCTGCTCCGCGGGACCGAGACCGGCGAGGATCTGAGCCTCACGGAGCTGATCGGCGACTACCTGGACCGGATGCGGGATCCCACACCGCCGGACTATCTCTCCTGGGGCATGGAGAAACTCGACAAGGTCCTCGCGGTCTCGCCTGGAAAGTTCGTCATCCTGGCGGCCGACAGCTCGGTGGGCAAGACAGCCCTGGCGCTGCAGTTTGCCTACCACATCGCGAGCACCGGCAAGCGCGTCGGGTTCTTTTCGATCGAGACGGACAAAGAGAGCCTCACCGACCGGCTCATGGCCGAGAGGCAGATCGCGGGGATCCAGCTCCCGACCACCAAGGCGAAGAAGCTCACGGCGGACGACTTCCAGCGGGCCGGCGAGGCCGGGATGCGGAGCGACGGCGTGCCGCTTCGGATTCTGCGGAAGTTCGACACCATCCAGGCGATCCGGGCGCGGACGCTGGCGCGGAAGTTCGAGGTGATCTTCGTCGACTACGTCCAGCTGATCGACGCGCCGGGCCAGGAACGGTGGGACGTGGTGACCGGGATCTCCATGAGCCTGCACCGCATGGCGCAGCAGCTGGGGGTCACGGTTGTGGGCCTGAGCCAGATCACACCGGCGGCCAAGGGCCAGAAGCAGGCGCCGACCAAGGACGACCTGCGCGAGAGCCGGCAGCTGAAGCAGGACGCGGACGTGATCATGATCCTCTCCCCTTCCACGGACGAAGAGGATCCGGAGAACACCAGGATCCTGGACGTGGCCAAGAACAAGGACGGACGCTGCGGCAAGGTCAAGCTGAGGTTCGAGCCCGCGTACATGAGCTTCACGGAGCTGATCACCCTGCAGGGGCTGCGCAGCGAGGGGCAGGCCATCAAAAATCAGCGCGTCAGCGAGGGCAAGAAACAGCTCCGGAAGGACCACACCGGGTACGCCGTGCCGCAGGGCGCAGCGCCGGACGCGGGCCGGGGCGGCGGAGAGCCGTCGAAGCTGGAAGAGCTGGACGATGAGGAGGAGATCCCGTTTTGAGCGTAAAAAGTCCATACGTGAACGGGTGCCGGCCCTATGTCTGGAGCGCGGTCGTGATCGCGGAACCCGGCAGACCAGCGCCGGAGATCGGCGACCGGCGGACCTTCATCCCGGCGGCCTTCGAGGGCGAGCACCAGCAGGGGCTCCGGACGATCCGGCCGGAAGCCGAGGCAAAAGTCACCGGCACGGTGGTCTACGTCAACGAGGCGCACCGGTGGTGCCGGGTGCGGTACGATCTGCCGGGAGGCGTCCCGGCGTTCGAGTGTTTCAAATTCTGACGCAAAACTGCAAAATTGAACAGACCGAAAGGAGAACAAAAACGCATGAGAACAACCTGCATCATGAACCTGAAGGGCGGGACCGCCAAGACGGTGACCGCCATCAACCTGGCCGCGATCCTCGCGCATGACTACGCGCTGCGGGTCCTGCTGGTGGACGCGGACAGCCAGGCTAATCTGACCGAGTTCGTGTCCGCCGGGCAGCCGGACGGGATCACACCGGGCGGACTCGCGGATCTGCTCCGCGGGCTGGACGCCTTCCCGCTTCCGACCAAGATTCAGAACGTCAAGATCCTGCACGCAGATGAGAGCCTCATGGCTCTGGACGTAACCGCGGCGAGCTCCGGCGCTGCCAATCCGATGGCGCTGGCGGAGTATCTGGAAACCGTGCAGGACCGGTACGACTGGTGCATTATCGACTGCCCGCCGGCCTTCTCGGCCGGGGCCATGGCTGCGCTGGTGGCCGGGGATGAGGTCGTCATCCCCATGAAGCTGGACGCCTTCGGAGTCCGCGGCGTCGCGAACCTCCTGGAGCAGATCCGCAACATGCGGCGCATTAACCCGGATCTTGAGGTCGCCGGCGTTCTGCCGACGATGACCTACCCGGACCCGACCCAGATCGAGGCAGAGCGCAAGCTCCGCGACAGTCTGGCGGGGCTCCGGATCTTGACCTTCAACCACATCCGGCGCAGCGCCCTGGTGGATCGGTCGACCTTCAGCCAGGCGCCGCTTATTACCGAGAGCCCGAAAAGCAAAACGCTCCGGGATTACAGGATCTTCGCGAAGAAGCTGATCGGCGACTACCTGGACGACGACACCCTGGAAGGTGGTGCGGTCTGATGGCGTTTGACATTGCGAAGGCTCTGGGCGACATCAGCCGGAAGCCGGACGGACAGAAACAGATCCAATACATCCCGCTGCACCTCATCGACACAAACCCGAAGAACAACTACAGCACCAACGGCATCGAAAGCCTCGCGGCAAATATCCAGATGTTCGGCCTGCTGGATCCACTGATCGTCAAAGAGACCCCGGACCGGCGCTACATGCTGATCAGCGGGCACCGGCGCCGGCTGGCGCTGAGGATGAACGCGGAAGCGGCGGAGAACTACCCGGATTCGATGCACGAACCGGTCCCCTGCATTGTGGAGCCGGAAGACGCTCCCCTGCCCGGGATCGAGGATCCCGAGAAGGCCGCGGCAGCAAGGCCGCTGGCCGAAGAGCTGAAGCTGATCTACGCCAACGCGGACACGCGGGTGATGAGCTCGGCGGACACGGCGTGGCAGGTTCGGCGGATCCGGGAACTGTTCACGGAGCTGCAGAAGCTCGGGTACAAGTTCCCCGGAAAGATGCGCGACCATGTCGCCGCGGCGGCCAAGGTCAGCGCGACCCGGGTGGCGAGGCTCGACGTGATCGACAAGGGACTCACGGAGCCGACGCTGCGGCAGGCCTGGAAGGTCGGGACCCTCGGCGAGACCTCGGCCTATGAGATCGCGAGGCGAAGCCCCGAGGCCCAGCACGCTGCGGCAGTTTTCACCGGGCCGGATTCCCTGCAGAAGATGACGACCGAGCAGGTCGTCGGGACCATGGACTACTACGCGTCACGGGCCGAAGAGGACCGGAAAGCTAAGGAAGAATGGAACCGGAACGTCGGCACCATGGCCAAGGCGACGAAAGACGCCGAGCCGGCGAAGAGCACGGGAAGCGACTTCTCCGCTGACGAATATCTGAAGCAGCGGCAGGACGAGGACGATGAGTTCTTCGAGGCTCTGGCCGAGATGGCCGACCTCTACTTCAGCGCGCTGGGTGCTGTCAATACTCGACAGGAAGGCATAGAACGCCTGAAGAAGGGCTTCCGGCATAACGGAGGCTGCAATATCACCATCGACTATGAGGGATCCGGGAAAGGGCTCACGCTCCAGCGCTTCGCGCCGCGAAGAGGAAAAAAGATCACCCGCACATGGACGGACGTCTATGACATGCTCTGCACGATCGCCCTGAGTGATGAAGCCCTGAAAGCGAAAAGCCACGGCAAGGTGTCCGCAGCGGACACCGGACCGAAGTGGCAGACCGGGACCCCGACAGAGGTCGGAGAGTATGCGGTCGTCTGCGGAACTCCGAAGGCGAAGACATACGGATCCTTCATTAAGTCGTTCAAGCGCTGGACCGGCGAGTCCTGGGCAGACGAGCGCGGCGTACCGCTGAGGCTGAATGTCTACGAGTGGATCAAGTTGCCGGAGGAGTGAGGGAATGGACTGCCGGACATGTGAGGCATTGCAGGACCTGAAGCAATTCCACCGTGAGATCAACCTGGAACGAAGAGACAGAGGCCAGAAGCCAGCGAGAAACAAGCTGACGGCCGCCGTGGTCGATCGAACCTACCGCGGAAGATCGACCTACTACACCACCGGCCACGGACGCAGGATCCCTCTGAACTACTGCCCGGAGTGCGGGCGGCAGCTGAAGAAACCCCGATGACTTAACAGAATAACGAAAGGAGCGCATGAGAACGATGAGCCTTTATGATAAGCGACTGCAACGCGAAGAGCTCAGCGACCGGCTTGACTTCCTCACCGTCGAGGATCGCGACCTGGTGCTGGCTGAGCTCGACAAGGTCAGTAAACGTTACGACATCAGCAGGCGCCGGCAGGACGGCGACGACGTCGACTCCATGGAACTGCTGGAGCACTACATCACGGCCAAACGGGTCCAGGGCTGCACGCCCGCCACGCTCGAGCATTATCGGTACGTCCTGATCCAGATGTACGAGCAGATCGGCCTTCCCTTTACACAGATCACCCATGAGGACATCATGGACCTGTTTGCAAGACTGGAGACCGAGTTCCTCCTGAGCGCCCGGACGCGCTCAGGATACCGGTCGGTCTACCGGACCTTCTTCCTCTGGCTGCAGGATGAGGAGTTCATCATCAAGAACCCGATGCTGCGGGTTCCGCAGATCAAGTACCCGAAGACCATCAAAGTGCCCTATACATCGGCCGATCTGGCCAAGCTGGAGGGCGCTGCGTGGGATCCGTCGGACTCGCGGAACCTCGCGATCATCCACTTTCTGCGGTCGACCGCCTGCAGAATCAAGGAGATGTGCCAGCTTGACCGGGACGACATCGACCTGCCGAACCGCAGGGCAATCGTCGACGGCAAGGGAGCAAAGGAACGGTACATCCTCTTTGACGAGAAGACGGCGCTCTACCTGACCGCCTACCTGGCCGAACGCGACGACGATCTCCCGGCGCTGTTTGTCGGCAAGGGCACCGACCGGATGTCGCCGGGCGGAGTCCGGCGGATGCTGAGCAGGCTGGCGGACAGGGCGGAGGTCGATCACGTCCATCCGCACCGGTTCCGCCTGACGCAGGCCACCTCACTGCTGCGGAAGGGCATGAAGCTGGAGAAGGTCTCCAAGCTGCTCGGCCATGCCAAGCTCGACACGACGATGGGTTACATCTACATGGATGCCGAGGAGATCGCGGCGGATTATAGAAAGTACGCATGATACCGGATTATTATTGCAGAGTCGCGGACTTTCTTGCCGACGTCTTCGGATTTCCGCCGGGCGCCTCTTTCCCGCCGGATCCTGTCGTGATCAAGACCATGATCGCCATCCTGATCAACTGCGGATTTGCGACACGCGACCAGCTGAGCCAGACGGCGATAGCAGAACACAACCTGATCATCCGGGAGGATCTCTTCCCGGATGATCACCAAACCGAAAGGAGAACATGAGAACAATGACCACTGATTTACAAGATGCATGGACTACCAAAGCCGTCAAGGCGGGACCTGGCGAAGCTCTCAAAGTCTACGGCGAAGGCCTCATGGAGCTGAGCAGCAAGATCTTCCAGATCTTCGACCCAATGAGCATCGCCGACCTTCCCCTTATGATCCTCGCGCTCCGGAACGCGGAACGGGCGCTCTCGAACTCCAGACTCGCGAAGGGTACGAATGCGGTGAAAACCGCCGACGCTCTTGATGCGATGATGCGGCCGGAGGTCCAGGAGACCGTGGTCGCGATCCCGCGGGATCTGATCGACCGGGCGGAGGGCGGCAGAGGCCAAGGTCCGGACAAAACATGAGATACTGCAGACGATTTTACTGCGACGAGCAGGGAGACCGGATCTGCTGTGCGACATGCTGGTGGCGCCGGGACTGCGCTCATCCGTGCCTCAATCACCCGGCACGCTGCGGGCTGGAAGACAAGGAATACACAAAGCCGAAACGACGCGGCGGGCGCAGCAAGCTCCGCCCGAAAGGATAAAGAAGAATAGAGCACAGAGCCCTCCGAGGCCGGATGCCTCGGAGGAATCTGTCTCATGAAGACCAAGAAGATCATCGTCGCCGGGCCGCTGGTCCGCGAGGTGATATACAGCCGGGCCGGCAGCCGCGAGGACGCGGTTGTCCGCCAGGCGAAGCGGAAAACATCGACCGAAGCCCAGCAGCGGGCCAACGCCCGATACAGCTGGGAGAAGCTGGAGCTCATGCTCGCGGCCAACTTTGTGCCCGGCGATCTGGTGGTGACGCTCACCTTCGACGACGCTCACCTTCCGCCGGATCGGAAGACCGCGGCGGCCCGATGTAAGAAGTTCCGGAAGGAGCTCGGCGAGATCCGGAAGGCTGCCGGCACGGAACTACGGATGATCTGGGCCATCGAGAACAAAGTCGGCGAAGGACGATGGCACCTGCACGCCGCGGTCAACACGACCGGCAGCGGCGACTTCGCCGACATTCTCCGCTGCTGGCCCTACGGCAGCAACGTGGAGATCCAGCGTCTGCAGGTCAATAAGAAGAAGAACTACGAAACCCTCGCGCGGTATATGACCAAGGAAGCCCGCGAGCGTCCGGGGCTCCGGTCCTGGAGCTACACCCGGAACTGCCGGCACCCGGAAGTCGAATCCTTCCCCGTTCCGGACGACACGCGGGTGGAGATCCCCGAGGGCGCGACCGTCATCCAGGAAGAGACCAAGCGGACCGAGTACGCCGAGTTCCAGTACGTCAAGTATCTGGCCGCGGCGCCGGTCGATCTCCGCCGGATGAGACCGAGGGCCAGGCGGCGGCGATAACCTTTTTATTAATTTTTTCTGTCTCGGAAAGTATATTATCTTAGGGAAAGGCTTGTGCAACATCATGAAATCTGATATACTGATACCAGCGCAGGACGGGTGGATCACCTGCCCGACCTGCCGCAAAAAGCTCCAGCGGATCACGACCGAGACCGAGGCGGAGAACCTGCCGATCTGGTGCCCGCGATGCCGCAGGGAGTACACAACCGAGATCCGAAAGAGAGACCGGAGCGCATGACGCCGGAGTCCAGACACCGCAGAAGCGGAGAGGACTCCGGCTTTTGTTTTGACTACACCTCGCCGCGCTGGCGCCGGCTGCGCGAGCGCGTCCTCCGGAAGGCCGGGTACCGATGCCAATGGGCCAAGCGCTACGGCAGGCGCGAGCAGGCCACAACCGCGCACCACATCTGGCCGGCTGAGGACTTCCCCGAGTTCGCCTGGTGCGAGTGGAACCTCATCGCTCTGAGCCAGGCAAGCCACAACGCGATGCACGACCGCGCGACCGGCAAGCTCACCGAGTGCGGCGAACAGCTGCGCCGGAGGACGATCCCCCCCACCCCTCGCGACTCTCGCGAGGTCCCGGAATGACCGGGGGCCACCCCACCGCGCACACGCGGCCGAAAAATCCGGGGCGGAAAATCCAGGGCCGGGCGGCCGGGCTCCAAGGTTTCCGCGCATGACGCGCGCGGGCCGCGGACGTAATCCGCGGAGATGATCGCGGACGCAATACACGCCAGGAGGAACACATGGGAACAGTCACCCGCATGGAGCTGCGGAAGATCTCCGAGCTCCACCCCTACGAACACAATGCCAAACTCCACCCACCGGAGCAGATCGAAAAGCTC